AAATTCCTTGGAAAGATTGATAGCCAGGGTCGCCAAATTGATAATTTGGTTACTTTTGTGGAATTAGCACAAGTAAAAGATACATACGACTACATGCTTAAGTCTTATCTAGCAATGAAAGTTGTGTATCCAAATGTTCACTCTGTAATTAGACACGTAAAACTTGCCTAATTCGTAGAGCACGAAACAAAAATCAAATACCCTATATCTATTATAGGGTATTTTTTTATGACAAAACGATTGTAGGAAATGAGTAAATTCTTAGGAGATAAAAGATAAAATGGAAGAGTATAGAGAATTAAACGTATTTGTAAAACTATTTAAGAGCCGAAAGTTCTTAACCCTAGTTTTAGACATTGTAGTTTCTTCACTAATTTTCTTTATTGCAAAATACAATAGCCCAGAAGCACTTGAAACAGTCAAGTTTCTTATATTGACGTATCAACCAGCGGTGTTATTTGTAATTAACGCTTGGGCACAAGAAGACGTTGCAGCAATAAATAGCGGAGTATAAACAGTAAATGCCTTGGACTTTATGTACACAAGATGATGTTCGGGCACTTCATGGTATAAATACTGATGTATTAAAAGATGAGTGGTCAGAATTTGCGGAAGCATTGATTATTGACCACTTGGGCAACAGAAGTTTACTTGATACTGTAACGTATACAGATGAGCTTTACTCTGGGGATAAGACAACAATCTTGTTGATTCAACACCCTAGAATAACATCTATTACCAGTATTTATGTTAATGATGTTTTAGTGTCACCCGACACTTACAGCTTTAATACACATGGTATTCTTTTGAATACTGGTATTTTTGCAGAAGGCTCACATAATATAAAAGTAACTTACGAATCTGGCGGTACAGGAAATTCTTCTGATACCGTTAGATTTGCTTGTGCTTCAATGATTTCTGCATTGTTTAATCATTACGGGCGTAGAGGTGCAGATGGTAGTACAAAGTGGGCTACTACTAACTCTGAGTTTGGAGAGCCAACTGCTAATATTAATCTTGGCTTAATTACTAATCTTAAGGAAATAATGAAGCAGACACTTAAACGAGAAAATGTTAGGGTGAGATAATGTCTAAATATTTGAGTGCAATAAAAACTGAATTAGAAGTAACATTTATTTCTTATTTTTCTGAATTAACAGATGAGAATACATTTTATTCTAGAGAAGATAAGATTATGAATTTCCTGGTTGGTATGAAAGGCGACTTTGGTTGTATGTTTACATTAAATACAATTACACATAAAAGTCTACGACCAGAACCTAAATCAAGGTATCATTGGCAGTATGTTTTTTCAGCAATCTTTTTTATAGCATATGACCAAGCAGAGGTCGATTATAATGTGGAAGAAAAAGCAGAAGCAATAATGGAAAAAATACAAAAAATATTTGATAATGAGATAGTTGGTGCGCCAGGTTCAAGAGGACTTAACTCTGCTGATTTTAAAAGTTCAAAGTTTAATGTTATTGCAATTTCAAAAGCAGAAGCTATTACATTAGATGATAAACCTGTATATGCAATCCCGTTTGTAATTGAGGTATTAGATGGATAAAGAGAATAAAAAAGAAAAACTTTCTATTTCTGATAAGGTAGTTGTTGAAATAAAAGAAGATATACCACAACCACCTAAGAAAAAGAAAGTTATTAAAGATAATTTTAATAAATTAAGTGTTTCTCAAGTTAAGCATTTTATATCAGGTGCTTCTCCTGTTAGAGTTTTTGAAAAATTAAAATTTGAATTATCTGATGAAGCGAAAGAAGAATTTTCAGATAAAGAAATAATTGCAATAATTAACATGTTGAGCAAAGCTGTTAAAAGTAAAGGGCAATTGAAACTTTCTTCTAATCTAGAAGAATTATCAGGCAAGGCATTATATCTTAATGGGCTAAATAAGAAGAAAATAAAGAAATATGTTATCTTTACTATCTGATAAACAATTGAAGATAACAGATAACAACTTAGGAGAAAAGATATGACAGCAATAGTAGGAATTGATGCTTCAATTCTTTATGTCTCAACAGACACATTAATAGCCCAAACATTGGGTGCAGTTATCGAAGTTTCAATAACCATTGGTAACGAAGGTACTGGATATTCAATAGATGATGTACTAACTATATCATCTGGTGGAGCAGATTGTGAAGTAACAGTTAACACAATAGGTGGTAGTGGCGAAGTTCAAACCTTTACTATTACTACACCAGGAACAGGTTATGTCGAAGGTGATGATGAACCAAATACACCAGCACCCGCAGGTGGTTCTGGTTGTCTATTAAATATTGATAAAGTCAGTAATTCAATCACTATTCCAACATGGGATTCTGGCACAAAATTATGGACTTTGGGAGTAAATAATTCAGCTTATGATTGGGAAGAATTTACTGAGAGAAACGAAATTAATATCACTGTTAATGTAGATACCGCAGAACATAAAGTTTTTGTTGCAAATGTTGAAGATGCTTGGGTAACTAAAGCAAGACTTTACATGAACTGGAACGGTAGTATCTCAGGATATTACGATGATGCAAACGATATTATCTTTGAGACAATGAAGAATGGTAAGATGGTTTGGTTGTATATAGTTAACACTAAAGAAGACCCCACCAAATACTGGCTTGGCTCTGCGCTATTAACAACTGTAGATTCAGGCATTGTAAACGAAGATTTCACATCTTTGGATGTAGACTTTGAAGGCTCTGGCCCTCTATATAGAAGTCAAGAACCCTCTGATGTATAATGAGATAGTGTAACAAAAGAGAGTTACACTGTATTAAGAGTAAAAAATTGAGAGAAGTTAGATTGGAGAATAATCCTTATTGTGAGAATACGGAGGTTATATCGAAAAATAATTCGGAGGAAACAAAATTATGGCAGCTATTGTAGGGATTGATGCCGAGATATTGTACATCGACAAAGCAACAGTAGTATCAGATGGCACATTGACATTACCCACTTGGGATAGTGGTACAAAGGTTTGGACACTTGCAAAAGAAGGTTATACCTGGAAACTTATGTCTGAGAGAAATGAAATTTCTCTTACAGTTAACGTTGATACAGCAGAACATAAAGTTTATGTTCCAAATGTTGAGGACGCATGGGTTGATAAAGCACGTTTATATATGAACTGGAATGGAAGTATTTCAGGATACTATGACGATGCAAATGATGCTATCTTTGATGACATGAAAGAAGGAAAGCTTGTTTATATCTATGTGGTTAACACAAAAGAAGATACTGCAAAGTATTGGTTTGGTGAAGCTATTTTAACAACCGTTGACACAGGAATTGTAAACGAAGACTTTACTTCATTAGATGTAGATTTTGAAGGAAGTGGGCCACTTTATAGAAGTGAGATACCTACCCTTTAATAAGTAATATTTACGCATTAAACAGAATAATAAACTATTTTAAATCCCGATACTTTAGCGTATCGGGATTTAATTTTATAAAAAAGGAAGAATAAAAAATGAGTGAGAGATTTAAAGACACAACAACTATTGAGCTAGGAAATAAGACATTTGACATTGTTAAGAAGGGTGGTGCGCAAGCACGACAGATACCTATTCTAATCAAGTGGTTATCAAAATATGTATTGCCTTCAATTGGCAAGCTTGATGGTATCGAGATTAGTGATAAGATTACAACCCCAACTATGCTTAGATTAATTGGGTTGCTTGGGGAAACATTGGATGATGAAGCCTTAACAACTTTATTTAAGTTTGTTTTTGGTTGTTCAGAAGCAGAAGTAGAAAAGCATTTTGATTTGCTTTTGTTAGTTGATGCAATTGTTTGTTTGTGGGAATCTGAGAGTGTCTACCGAGAGGTAGTATCACGTTTTTTCTCTACAACACAATCCGAATAAAAACACCACAGTTTTTACATGAAGTGCGTAGTGTCTACGGTTGGACAGATGATTATATTTTAGACAACGTAGAAGTTTACGGGATTGGGTGGCTAGAGGAAGCCTATAAAATGTGTAGGGAAGGTAAGCAGGAATATTACAGAGTAATGTCCGTGCTTTTTCCTCTTGCACGTACAGCGATGGATAGAAAGTCTGGTCGAGCAATGAGTAAATATGCAAAACAAATTAAAAAATATTTAGTTCAATTTGCTCCTTGGAAAAAACTGGATGCTTACCGAGCAAAAAAGAGATTAAAGAGCAAAGGTTTAGCAAAATTAAAGCCTGGTGAGATGGCTGTTATGATAAGTCCTGGTGAGGACGAAGAACACCCATTATTTAAGGACAGTAAGATTATTAAAAAACGATAAACATGGCAATAAAAAGAAAGAAAGTTATAATCGATATTAAGTCTGTACTTGATGCTAGTGGCATCAAAGGTATGGTTTCAGGTCTTAAGAAAATTAAAGACGCAGCTAACAGAGTACGTGCTAGTATTGGTGGAATGGTAGATGGATTCCGTCAATTAACACAGGGTTTGCTTTCTGTTGGTCGTGCTATGACATTCTTTGTCTCCATCCCCCTTGTTGCCTTCTTAAAATCTGCTTATGAAAGTGCGATTGAATTCGAACAACAAATGGTTCGAGTTAAGAAGGTTATGGGTGCTGCACAGTATCCAGAAGCAGTATTCAAAGACCTAGAAGCTTTCTTTAGAGAAGCCTCTACTGTTAGTATCGCAGCACCAGAAGAATTTGCACAGTTTGCAGAGCAATTTGCTCAAGCTGGTGCTACTGGTATACCTGCGCTTAAAGAATTAGTTGTTCTTGCTGATGTTTTTGGAAACGCAGTTGATGGCATTCCTTTGGAGAATGTTGCTCGTCAATTAAGCAGTTTAGCTAACTCCTTTGGAGTTACATTAGCAGGAAATATTGAAATTGCAGTAGCTTGGTTGCATAATGCAGCAGAAACATTGAACGCCCTTGAAAACCAAACAGGTACAAATGCTGGTAAGATGATTACTGCACTTCAGGATGTTGGTGCAATTTATTCAAGATTAGAAGTTCCTTTCCATGTAGTTGCTGGTTGGGCAGCACTTGGAGAACAAGCTGGAATGAGTGCAGATGAAGTAGGAACAGCACTTAAAAATATTCCTACGTTTATTGCACAAAATATTGATAAATTCCAAGACCTTACATCAACAACAGGAATTTGGAATTCTGTTGCAGAAGCACGTAATGCTTTTGAAACAGATTTTGCAGATGCATTGACACAAACAGTACTTGCTCTTTCTGAGAATGATAGCCAATTAACAGCAATGGCTGATTCTGTAGACATTTTTAGTCGAAGAAGTGCTAAATTAATCCAAATCTTAGTTGCTCAAGCAGATGCAACAGCACTTATTAAGGATGAAAACGGAGAGGTAATAAGAACCACAACTGAATATTTGAGAGTTCTTGGTATAGCAGAAGCTGCATATCGAGATGGCAACTCCTTAATGTACGAGTATGAACAGGTATTACAATCTACTGGTGCACAAGTAAAAATCTTACAAAATACGATTAAAACATTAGCTCTTGCAATAGGCGATGACCTTTTGCCTGTCATTGCAGAGAGCGCATCAAAAGCAGTTCCTTTTATCAAAGCTTTAACAAGCCTGTTTGTTGACCTAAGTGATAAAACCAAAAAAACCATAATTACTATGATTGGTTTATTTGCTGTTATTGGCCCTGCTGCATTCTTCTTCAACCAAATTGCATTTGGTTTGATTTTAGCAGCACAAGGTTTTGCAAAAATTCTTGGCGTAATTCCAGCCCTAATTGGATTCGTTGGCGTTTTATTAGGACAACTTATAAGGTTTAATCCAATAGTTATTCTTCTTACTAGTGTAATTGTTGGCATGTTCCAGAGTGCACAAGGAAGCGTCATGAGTCTTGTTGACATGATTGCTGGTGTTCTAAAAGGTTTAGCTGAACAAGCAGAAAAATGGGGACTTAAATTAACTAAATCATATGCTGAAGGTATTTCTTCAGGTGCTAATTTTATTATTAGAGGGCTTAATGTAATTATTCAAGCAATTTCTGATTTTATTCAAGCATTTTCAGCCCCAAAGAAAGGCCCACTTTCAAATATAATTATGTGGGGACAAAACTTAATGAAAGGCTGGATGGAGGGCATGCTTTCCGCAGACTTTAGTATTCTTAAAAAGATTACAGGTGTTGTAGCTGGAATTTTTAACGCTTTAACTTTTACATCTAGCACTGATTCAAGTGCACAACTTGAGGGACGCAAGAAAGCTCTTTTGGGGATTATTGGGTTTAGAGAAAAATTAGCAGAGATTTTGAGTGTCTTCCGAGAAGTTGGTTCTGTGACTGAAGAGATGTTAGATGGTCTAGTTTCTGGATTAGGAGATGCTTCTGATGAGGTTAAAAAGTTAATAAAAGATTTTCTTAAATATGAATCTATTATAGCAAAGATTCGAAACTTAGAAAATAATCGAAATAAAGTATTAGGGGACTACGCATCTACTGCAAGTGCTATTGGAGCAGACGATACCTTATCTGCTGAAGAAAAAGTAGAACTTTTGGCAGAAGCAGGAAAGGCTCGTGATGATGAGTTGCGTATAATTAATGCTGAAATTAATAGTCTAGACAAAG